CCTTACCCTTCATACCTTTCTTATAGTTCTGGTATGCAGGTGTATTGCCTTTCTTATCAGCATTAGTTACAGTATATGCTTCTTTCTTCAATGCTTTACCGATTGCCTTACGACGCTTCATTAGATACTCATCTGATGAATCCTTGTCACCATCATTATCTACGTCACCGTCTTCTTTACCAACGGGATCAAGTTTTTTCTTCTCGTCAAATTGCTGCACTTTTTTGAGTGCATCTGACATATCAGGTAATTCTTCTAAATTCATTTTTTTGCAGTGACTTTCTCTTTTCTATTTATCTTTCTAATAAACTCTCCTGGCGTAAGTCTACGCATATAGTTGTCGAGTTCATCTGTTCCATGTTCACCTGCAGGTGTCCAATCAAAACCAAACCTATCATTTTTCTCAATCAAGTCTTTTAACCAAGAACGAAATATATTATCAGACTCATCAATAGAGATGACGTAATTGCTACCCCTACTAACAACCTTAGAAATGATCCCTGTGTTAACGTTTTCAACGAAAGTACCTACTGCGAAAAGATCGTTTTCAAAATATGCTTCCCTTAGACCTTGAGGATCTAACTTAGGAGCAATCTCATACAAATCATAGGATGCCTCAGCGAAATCGTCAAACGACTCCTTAACATTCATTGATTGTCTCAATGTAAGATATAGGGCTTCTTTATCTTTTTTTGATAATTCTTTAGAAACACCCTTACTGAATGTGTCGGAATCATCTTCTATCGCTGCTTTACGCATCTTGGATGCAGACATACCTTCTACACCTTCAGCATCAGGATCTCTACCACCTGCTGAAGTTACTTTAATATTTTCAAATGTATATAAGTCACCATTATACTTGGATGCTAATGAATTAAATTCGCTAACTCTATCACCACCAACTACCAAGTTAACTTCACTATATCCGTCTTGGTCTAGAGCAGTAAGAACATCAAAGATCGTACGCATCTCACCGTTATCAACTATTGCGTTAGCATGATCTGGATATGACAACTTCATAAACTTAATTTTAGTACCAGCATCAAGGGGATTCTTCTTAGCATCCTCTGTCCTTGATGGGTAAATTCTATACTCTCCACCAGATGACTTTGCTTCCCTTGCTACTCTATCAATGAGCCTCTGGTGCCCAATAGTCGGGGGATTAAATCTTCCAAAAGTAACAGATATGCTACCTTGATCGACCTTGCCCTCGCCTCCTCCAGTTTCTTCTCCTCCATTCTGTGTAGGTTCCTCCTTCTGTTTATCTGTAATAGGTAACAGTTTACCATCCTTACTAAAGTGAGTTACATTGCCCTTTTGGTCGGCATACTTTCCGTAGCCCACATGTGTAAGGTTTAATTTCTGTGCTGTTTTAGCAGCAAATGATCTTTCGGCTTCAACTAGAAAAGCACTAAAGTTTTTCATTCGTCCAATTATTTTTGAGATTAAAGTTTGCTTTACTAAATGTTAGTCTGTCTACAATCTTCACAGGATGTTCAGCAACAGTGACGAATCCTTCGTGTTCCGTAGGTTCACCATCTATGTAGCATGAAACGCTTCCAGTAACTTTGATGTTTTCAAGTAAACGTTCTTTCAGTTGGAAGAGCATATACCACACTTTGAAAGTAGTAACATTAACTTCACACTTATATTTAGCATCTAGTGAGTCATACATTTCCTGAGGACGCGGAATTCTGCCCGCACGAATGAATGAATTGATATGTTTAAGGATATGAGGACGTGTTTTAGCAGAAGGAATTTTACAACGTGCTAGTCTAAGCAACAGTTTGATCCAATTAAAATCTGGTAGTTTAGTGATATGTGCATCCGCTTCATTACTTCCTAAGAACTGGCAAGAATCTTCACCGTAAATATTAATGCCACCGTACCCGATAGCATCAGGAGATATTTCTGTGTAAGCAGTATGTGCAGCAAGGACAATACGACCATAAGTCTTTTGATCGAAACGATACTCCAAAATGTTAGGGCGATAAACCATACCACCAGAGACCCCAATGAAGTCAGCTTGGACAATACCACCGATGCGAGGAAGATGATGCAAACATAAACGAAGAATGTCCGCCAAACATCCTTTGTAATGCGTGTCAATGTCGGTCTGATCATAACAAATTTTTACTTTTATTTTATTGAATACAGACTTAGTTCCAACAAAGAACTTACCATTACGAGGATCAGTTCCAAAGACTATAGCAGGTGCACCATCCCATTTGACAGACAACTTGGGATTGTTCATCACTTCGTTGACAGCATTAGTCACTTCCCTACGACCAAAGAAAACTAAGTCTTCAAGGTGGTCAAGGTGTTTGTTGGGCATGTCGTCTGTGTCTATACCATTAGTATAGCACTCCAAAGTAGAATCCATAGTGTAGGTGTGCCAGTTTATAAAGTGTCTACCAAGGATCTCCAGACATTTTCATACTACTTGCTAATTTCTCAGACTCATATTTAAACCTCATCTTTAATATTTTTTTATTACCTGCCTTAACTCCAATAGATTCATTACCAACTTTTTCAAACATAATTTTGTTTTCCATAAGTGCTTTTAACTTAGGGTTGTTTAATGGATCTTCTATATCAGCAGTAAAAGGATTCTTAGTTCCTTTACCTGTGACCTTTACATATGGAGGATACAAGTCTGCACTGGCATCAATCCAACTCTTCATAATATAAGTCCTTCTCTTTCCTTGGTCAAGTTTGTTTACTGTTTTTAACATAAACTCTCTCATCTCATTTAGAACTGCTTGACCAACCTTTTCAGTAACCATCTTGGTTGCCTTATTTTTTCTGATCGCACTCTTTCTACTACTTGCTGATTGAGGTAGATCAAAGTCTTTAACTATTTCTTTTATTGCTCTCTTATTAATATCGTTTAAGTCTATTCCCAAATCCTTTTCTACAGTACCTACACCAGGATTCTTAAATCCTATATCACCTTTACCAGATGTTGACTTGGCAGATAAACCAAGAAACCCACCACGTTTGAACTTGATCAAAACGTCAGTAGGATTCTTTTTCTGATTAACATCTACACCAACTACCGCTTTAAAAGAAAAGCCAGGTCTTGCTGTCCAATATACTTTTTGAACACCTTCATAACCATGCTTCTTTGCCCACATTAGAAAGTCTTTAGACATAACAGTAGCACGACCAACTTGCTGAATGATTTGTTCCTCAGTAAGAAGTTCTACCTTTTTCTTGTATTGTGATTCTGATGCAGAGTCAGGAAATTTATTTTTGTTTAATGCAAAAGCACAATATATTTCATTGACATCTGCTAGGTCTGTATTCCGTGCCATTAGTTACGCAGGTCTCCACTTAATTATTTATGTTCTTCTCAAAATTTTCTAGTGCAGCATCTATAGCATCAACTGGTTGGGTCATATTCTTTTCTATCTGTTCTATTCTTGCATTTCTTATAAACATATGTTCTATACCCATGAGATGATTTACATTCCATATATCTATCTCTCCATGTAATGTTTCTTTAGGCAATTCCACTTGTTCTGCCTGTGCTGCAGCACACCATGCTACTGCAGCGATCATCATAGAAGCATAGATTTTTATCATACCCATTCTGGTTTGCGTGTTGGATCACGAAGATAATTAGTTGATACCCAAGGTTTAGATGCAATGTATCTTTTATATGCAGTAAAGATATCAATACTTGTATCGTATTTAAACTGATCAGGACCTGCAAAAGCAAAGTCTGTAGGAGGAGGACAATCATCAAAGATGATATCAGCACACTCAATAGTATATTGACAACTGTGTGTCTTATTATATCTATGTGTATACTCAGCACATAAAGCAAGTCCGTGGTCAATCAACCAACGAAAATTTGTCTGTGCCCAGATAGTACAAGGATGATTACGGAATGCACCTTTGTCTGTTTTGTATGGTGAACCATCTACTTTAGGTAGAACACCAAAACCATGACCCCACTTTTCTGATGCAACAATAGATAGCATCTGACAAGTTTCTAGGGGCATTTTTACGACGTGCTTGTCGGGAAGAACCTGTGCCGATGCAACAGGATCTGGGGAAGTAACGAATATGTTCATGCGTTTAGTCTAACGCATCTAGGTTAGAAAGTCTACCCTTTGGTTTTTCTTCTGTAGCAAATCCAACAGGTTTCGTTTCATTAGCTCTATTGTATCTAACTATAGAAGTCAAGGCATCCATGACTTTTAAAATTTCTTCTGGTTTAGGATCTTCACCTAGTTCCCTTGCAACATAATAATACTTGTCAAAGAACTCTTCACCAATTTCTATAAAATCTTTAACTGTAATTTTTTCACTCATACATCACCGTCCTGACGATTCTCAGAATAGTGTACATCAAACTCCCCACCAGGATATCTGCTCTTCAACTTCTCTACATTCATTTCAATGATCTCTTCTGGTGTAGTGTCTAAGAGAATACATGCTTGGATAAAATACCACATGATGTCACCTAGTTCACGTTTCATATGAAATAGATTTTCTTTAGTAACTGGTTTACCTTGGAATATAATCTTCTTCACAACTTCAGTAAACTCACCTGCCTCAGCAGATAATCCTAATGCAGCAGTCAATGCTCGATGACTATTAAAGTCTTTAGAATATAGTTCAACTAATCGCAGTTGAAATTGACCACCATATTTACTCTCTTGAGACGTAACAGCGTCTACAAATTCAGTATACTTTTTGAAATCAATCATACTTTAGTTCTTTAAATGATTTTTTAGCGTTGAAACGTTTGACAAGATCAACCTTCTCTTCTTCTTGTCCAGAGTTAACAAGGTCGTCTTGAGCAGACTCCTCTACATCATACAATCTCATCTTCGCTCTGTCAATACCTATACAAAATCTCTTATTCATTGTAGGGTCGTTGTATCTATTCTTCAGTTGCTTGACCATAATCTGATTCATCCCTTCTAACTCTTCGGTAGAAATAAGAGCAAACATAAGGTCAGCAGTTGCAGGGAGACCGAAAGACTCACTTGTGTCAG